TCATTAGGATTTTTAAAGTAATTATAAATAGCTTCAATTTCTTGAACGCTTGGCACTCTTACTTTAAATGTATGATCGCCTAATTCAAACGATCTAGTTAATACCGATAATCTATTTTCCTCGTATTTTTTACCGAGTGCTGATCCTAATTTACTCATATCTTTTCCTTATGTTGTTAATTTTTTAGCTTTGTATGAATCTATTTTTTGTTTAATAATTAAACCTAACCTTGACGCAACGGCTTGAGCTTGTGATTCTAATGATACCCGCATAAATGGTTTGGCTGACATATTAGCCGTTCCAAATTCATTAGCTATAGCTCTAGCATCAAACATAACGCCAGCTTCAGTATAAAATTTTCTTCTAGCCTTTTTATATTCCTTGCCTTTTAAATCACCATATTCAGCTTGAAATTGTTGCTTTAATTTTTTAGGAATTGGTTGAGATGAAACGAGAGATATAACAGAATCTTTTGGTGTTACATATCTTGACTTCATATCTTTTCTAGTAGGTCGCCTTGCGGTGATATATAAAGAACGATCCAATGCGCCTGTGTCTTTAGGTGACAATGCTTTTGCCATAGCCAATACAGGCTTCATGGCTTCTCTAACTGCTGGTATTAATACCTTGCTCTTTGCGTCTTTATCGCCAAACTGCTCTTGAAATTCTTTAAATGCATCAAGAGTTTCTTTTAAACCATTGACGGCAAATTTAACGCTCATTAGTCTGCCTTAATTATTTTATGGTAAACCGCATTATTAAGCTTAATAGCATAATCAACACATTCTTCAGGCGTTAATTTATCTGCATGATTTTTAGCTATCTCATGCGCTAGATTAATACCTGTTAAGCGTTGTTGGGCAAACCCAAACCAGTTCTTTTGACCTGAACCAGCTTGGGATACCAAATAACTTAATAAGTCGTCACTATTCTTGATTGTAGTCGTCATTTTGTTTTACCTTTTCTTTTTTTGTATTTTCATAAGGATTAACTTTAGCTAATGCTTGTAGTGCAACATATTCAGCACTATCAGGATCAGCTTTTGCTAAAGCATCAGCAACTTCTTTTGCATCGACAGGCAAGCCTAAAGCTACTGCATCAAGGCTTTGATAGGTGCTTGTCAATAATTCAATAGCTTCAGATAATTTCATATTTAATCCTTATTAAGCGTTGTTTGACCAACCATATTGATTGCCGCGCGGATGAATTGTAAATGTGCATTTAGCTTCAGCCGTTGGGTTAGGATCAACTGTGAATTGACCTACTCGACCATTAAAAGCATAATTTACAATGTTTGTGCCATCAGTTGCAGAAATAATAAATGTTCTGTCGATTGTGCCGTTGTATGCATCGCCACGCATTAATAAAAGGTTTGCGTCACTTGGATTCCAAGCGGCAGTAATTGTCATTGATGTTGGAGCGGCTTGTGTAGGAATCTTGTCAGATTGACGAGAACCTGCTACATTAAAGTTAGCCATTGCATCATCTTGACCAAAAGCTGGAATAGCTTCTACAGGCAATAAATTTGCTGAAACTGCTAAAGCTGAAACGCTTGCATATACAGAAAGGTTAGCTACTGTTAAAGGTGTTGGTGTTGCTGAAGCTTGGCAATAAAGACTTGCGCTAAAACCTGGTAAAACTTTATTTGGAAGTGCCATAATTTATTTCCTCACATTAAAAAATTAAAAAATCTTATGTTGGTATATATATAGTGCAATCCATAAATATATTATGAAGCCCAATTTCATTGTCGTATCCATGATATAACCACACTACATCTGCTTTTGAAACTTTAAAATTATAAGTAACATTACCAAAAGTTCCACTATAACCATGTAATGCTTGCAAAATAGTATTTGCAATATTAAAACCATCTGCCATTTCTGTAGTAAATACACTTATTTGAAAAACAGGTGTATCTATGCCTTTAATACTTTGAACATTACCAGTATAAACTGGTTGATGCACATCTCTTAATTGCCAAGTAATAAATTTAGGTTGCGTTGCAAAATTTCTATTGAAATTAGCATATACAGGAACAGGCGTAACTATACTAGATAATTGTGCTTGTATTGCCTGTGCGTATAACCTAACATCTTGTTGAGTTGCCATCTATACATCTACACTTGGTTTGTTAAAGTAACATATCAAAGTTACACTCATTCTATCATTAGATACACTACAATCGGCTATTCGCCAATCAACATTTTGATAGGTTATTGAATATAAATTATCGTTATCTACTATATCTCTAGTATATGGTGTGTAATTAAACTTCATTTGCACCAAATCACTATATATTCTAAATTTTTCTGAAGTAGCTACATTAGCTCTGACTTCAGATATTAATGGCCTACTTGTAAATTTAAGAGTTTTAGTTGTTTGTGTTTCACCATAACTGCTTGTGGTAAAAGACAAATTATTAACTTCTACTGTTTCAAATTTTGTTATTGCCATTTACATTACCAATGGTTTGTAAGGTCTTAATAAACAATCCACTCCATAAGGAATCTTTTGCAAGCCACCTGCAACTGATTCTGATCTATTATTATAAAGATGAGTAAATAATAATAAACCAGCTTGCTTAATTACAGGATAAGCCTGTGTAAAGTTTGCATTTTGTGTATATTCAACAATAACAGGGCTTGTTCTATAAGTGCTTACATCCGATGGAATACCGCTATTTAATACAACTTTATTTCCTGTCGAATCATAATAATAACTACTTGAAGCAATAGTTGTTAAAACGCTTGGTGTGCTTCCATTGTAATAAGCAACTTTTGTAATGCTTAAATTACCGCTATTAAACTTATCAACATAACTTGTGACTGGCAAATCTAAATAAACAGGCGTTGAAAAATTAGCTGATAAGCCATAATAAACCCTATATGATGTCGGGAAAATTGACATACCAAGATAATCTTCAATATGCATGCGAACCGCTAATTCTAAACTTTCTAAATACGCATCTTGCGATTCATCAGTTCCTAAATTTAACTGTTGCGCTATTTCTTCAGTTGTTAACCAGTTTGTAGTTAAGTCGCGACTAATCTGTTCAAACTTATCATAGTTGAACGGATTGCGAGTAGTTCCATACGGCACTTGCCCAAGCGTGTCGCTCATTATTAAACCCCTACTAAAAAGACACCTGCAAACGGATTTCTAACAGTTGATGCTAATCGTTTTTCTGCAAATAAAGTTATAAAACCAGGTGCAGTTTGATCAAAGCGTTTAATATTCATTTCCTCTGCGTCAGCAATAGTCATAAATTGATCCCAATTTGCTAACACGCCTGAAATCTTACCTGCGGCTGGAGCGTCTAAATAAGGATTAACAATTACTGGGAATCCGAATAAATAAACTAATGATCCGCCATCTTCCGTTCCTGTTTCTACAAACATTGGAGCGCCACCTGTAGAACCTTTTAATTTTCTTAATTGAGCAATTAAAGAAGGATGTAAGTGCCATGCAGTTGTAGGTAATGCCCAATATTGACCAGGCAATAAATTAGCCGCATTAACAATGTCATCATAAGTAATTGCTGAAGCTGAAAATTCTTCTTTTAAAATAGTATGAATACCATTAGTTATAGCAGTTCCGCTTGTGCCATAAGATGCGGCTGAAGTGGATGTTAAGTAAGTTACTAGACCGCGCAAACCATCAGTTCCGCCAGTTGTTGTTGTTGTTGAGCCTGCTTGATCGTTGTTAATAGCCATAGACTGTGCTTCTAGCGATGATAGCTCAAGCATTAAGTCGTTAGAGATAGCTGGATCAATGCCATTAATATCATCCATAACGGCAGTTCTAATTGGTAATTGTGCAGTAATAACTCTAGTGGGTAATTGCCATATTGATGTTGCAATATTTGGGCTACCACTATTGGCAGTTACAGGGTATGTAAATGGGTTTGTTGCGTCTGCGGCATTACCTGTTTTAGCCACGAATTGAGCGGCTGATCCTGTGTATGTAACTTGACGGCTTCCCATTCTAAATGGGTTTGCATATCTTAAAGCGGCAAAAGCGTCATCAAAATAAACTCGACCACCAATATTTAAACCTGATCCTGTTAGCGTTGATGCTTCTTCTACATCTTTGGTCTTATTATTATCAGTAAAATTAACTGTAGCTTTACCTTCAGTTAAAGCCTGTTTAATGCCATTTAAAATTTTTTCAGATGTATTCATATTTATTCCTAATTAATTAAGAAAAAAAGGCGGCGATAAAACCGCCTTTTCCCCGTATTACATTAATGCTATAGATCAGCAGTTTTTGTTGATCTGTAACGAACTAAAGCGAAAGGATCAACAATAGATGTTGCTAATCGTTTTTCACCATAGAAAGTAATAGAACCTGGCAATGTTTGATCATAGCGGCGTAATACCATGTTTAAACGATCAACAATAGTATGACCTCTAGTAAAATCACCAAAATACATTGGATAGAGATTATCAGTTCCAGCCGATGCTGATGCTTTAGAAGGTGCATTAACATAAGTATTAACAACAACATCAAAACCTAGTAATTTACCAACAATACCATCATCGCGAGATAAACCATCAACATAAACTGGGCGTTTTTGATCATCAACTAATCCACGAATTGCGGCAAGCATAACAGGATTAATAATGAATTTAGCATTAGGTGTCCAATATGCTTGTGGTAATGCATAAATAAAATTAACAATGTCTTTATAAACAACATTATTAGCTAATGCATTTCCGTTAGTTGTTAATTGATCGTATGTTGCTAAATTATGCAAACCATCGCTTGATGCCGTTCCTGAAGAACCAAAAGATGAAGTTGATGTAGTGCCACCTGTGTAAGTAGCATTAGCACCTGGATATTGATTAAGACCGCGTAAGCCGTCAGAACCACCACCACCTGTTGCAGTAGCCGCACCTTGATCGTTGTTTGTAATCATACTGATAGCTTCGCGTTGGCTAAATTCAGCTAACATATCTGAAACTACATTAGATTCTAAACCATCGATATCATCTAAAGCCGCAGTTCTAATTGGAAATTGAACATTTAAGTCTTTAAGATTTAATTGCCAAATTGCAGTTGCTTCAGTTGTAGCCGCAGTATTATTAACAATACCATAACCCCAACCAGCGCCAGCATCACCTGTTTTAGCTCTAAATTGATATGTAGAACCATCAGTAGCAACTGAACGAGATACACCGCGCATAGGATTTTCTAAACGCAATGAAGCAAATACTGGATCATAAGCAGTTCTACCACCAATGCCTGCGCCTGAACCTGTTAGAGTTGAAGCTTCTTTGAGGTATGCGTCATATTGACCAGCATCTTCAAATAATTTAATTTCTTTTTCTACGCGGCCATTGCCTTTTACAAATTCAGCAAGTTGGCTTTTAACCATACGATTAACTTCTTGCGAAATTGATTTATATGTTTTAATTACTGGAGTTGCGTTGATTGAAGCAACTTTAGCTTCAAGTGCCGCTACTTTTTCATCAAAAGAAGCTACAGTTTCAGCAATTTTAGCATCGACAGTAGTTGTTACTTCAGCTACTTTCGCTAAATTTGCCGCTTCTATAGCGTCTAATTTTTCAATGATTTTTTCCATGATTTATCCTTTTAAACGATTGTTAAGATGTTTAAGAAGTTCTCTTTGCTCAAAAGCTTTAAGCAATTCTTCTTCTTGTTTTACCACCGCATCGGATTCACTCTGAATAGGTGTATTTTCAACTTTAACTTTAGGCTCATCACGAGTTTCTAAAATTTGTTTGAAAATTGAAGATGCGGTGGTCGCATCTTTTCTTGAAAGTTTTGCATCACGCAATGCTTTCTCGATAAGTTTTAAGTCTAAAGAACCATCGGCTCT